TGGGTGATTGGTGAAGGTGCGGTATATCGTGACTTCAAAGAAGATATGTACACGACGCAACAACCCGAGCACTTCGCGAAGATCTATGCAGGTGTCGACTGGGGGTATGAGCACTGGGGCTCGATTGTGGTCGTGGGCCAAACTGAGGCCGGCGATGTGTACATACTTGAGGAACACGCGCACCAGTACAAAGAAATTGATTTTTGGGTGGATATTGCAAAAGATATCAAGGCGCGCTACGGTGATATATTCTTCTGGGCTGATAGCGCACGGCCCGAGCACGTCGGACGGTTTAACCGTGAAAGGCTCAAGTGCTTTAATGCGTATAAGTCGGTATTATCTGGAATTGAAGAGGTGGCCAAGCTGATGAAAGCTGGTCGCTTTTTTGTCGTTTCAAACAAAGTCGCAAAATTCAAAGATGAGATCTATCAATACGTCTGGAATGAGCGATCAGGCGAACCAGTAAAAGAGCATGACGACGTATTAGACGCGGTAAGATACGCGATCTATTCGCAACACGTCTACGACACAAGCAGCACAGTAAAAGAGCGTATGACCAGCGCACAATATTATTTTTAGGAGGAATAAGAGAAATTGAAATTCTTGAAAGGACGGCGTTTTGACGAGAACGCGAATCGTCAATTCATCATGACGGCCGAAGATTTTGAAACAATCGAATATGAGGGCCAGAAATGGATCGAACGCCTAAAAAACTATATCGGGACACACAGATCCGAGCAATTAGACCGTTTGAAAGAACTCAAGCGCTATTATCTCGCTGATAATAATATCAAGTACCGCGAAGACAAGAGCGATCCATACAGCGCAGATAATCGAATCGCAAGCGACTGGGCGAAATACATTGCTATTTTTGAACAAGGCTATATGCTGGGGAACCCGGTTGAATACAAGAACGAGAACGCAGAAATCCAGAAACAGATTGACCAGTTCAGCAAGCAAAACAACGAAAAGGACCACAATGTCGCGATCAAGACAGATCTTGCGATCTATGGCCGGGCTTACGAGCTTCTGAATACGTTCCAAGATGAAGACGGTTCGGTCTGGGTCAAGCTCTATCGTATGGATCCAGAGCAGACGTTTGTTATTTATGACGATAGTTATGAGCAACGTTCTTTGATGGCTGTCAACTATTACTCTATCAGTTACGGTAACGGGCATAAACGCGATTTTGTTAAGGTCTATACCAGTAACGCTATTTATGAGTATGTGGACGATAACCAAGACACAGACACGCTTCATCTCAAAGATACAAGCGAGCATTTCTTTAATGGCGTACCAGTAAACGAGTTTAGCAACAATACAGACCGTACAGGGGCGTTCGAAGCTGTACTGGACTCTATCGACGCTTACGACTTGTCACAGTCAGAGCTTGCAAACTTTCAGCAAGACAGTAACGAGGCCCTTTTGGTTATTTCTGGGAACCCGTTCACGGGCGTAGAAGATAAAGACTTCATGGAAGACGGTCGGGTCAATCCAAACGGACGGCTCGCAGTATCTCAAGCCTTTAAGAAAGCGAAGATCTTGATTCTCGATGATAACCCGATCCCGGGCGGATCGGCACCATCGGCAAATTATCTTGTCAAGTCATACGATACAGCTGGAGCCGAAGCATACAAGGAACGACTAGTTCAAGATATCATGCGGTTTACCTTTACACCAGACACGACAGACAGCAACTTTGCGGGCACACAATCGGGCGAAGCGATGAAGTATAAATTGATGGCGTCCGATAACTATCGCGGTAAGCAAGAGTTACTTTTTGAAAAAGGCCTTATGCGTCGTTTACGGCTTGCGGTCAATATCTGGAAGATCAAGGGCAACGATTCGGACAATTACAACCTTATCAATGAAACGAGCGTTGTATTCACGCCTAACATTCCACAGAATGACGCTGAGATTGTGGCCATGGCCAAGAACCTGTATGGCGTGGTAAGCGAACAAACAATCTTCGAAATGCTCGAACAAGTGACAGGGGTCAATGCTGAAGCTGAATTAGAGCGTATGAAAGAAGAGTCAGAAAAAGCCCTTGAAATGCTCCCACGGATCAAACCACA